GAAAAAATAAAGCCGTTTTTATAATATATATATATATATATATATATATATATATAAACGAAACCGTATTAAAAATAGTAATTCAATATTGTAAAATATGGGAAATAGTATGAAAACACCTGTTGATCCTCTATCTTCTTCAGAAGTTTCTAATAATGCAGAAGTGTCGCAATTGCCTCCTGTCCCTCCTCTTCTTCCTCTCCCTCCTCTTCTTCCTCTCCCTCCTCTTCTTCCTCTTCCTCTTACTCTCACTCCTATATTAAACACCGATGAAATAAACGCCCGCAACAAAAAATGGCAAGAAGAAAAAGAAGAATATGAAAGAAAACAGGAAGAACAAAACAAAAAAGACGAAATGTATAAAAATGTCGATTTAACAAAAGAATTTCTGCAACAAAATATCAAGAAAGAAAGTTGGATTGAATTTCAATCACCTCTTACCAAATTTTTAACAAAAGATATATATGGTTTCGATATTTTAAGAATTAATTTATTAGAGTATGGTTTAAAAGGCACAAAATACATTAATTCTGTTAAAATACAGTTTGTTTCGAAGGATTTTGACGACGAAACGATAAATGTTCTTTTGCGAAATGCAAAATATAATTTAACATTTGACACTTATGATTTAATTTTTTACGGTGATTTTGTGCAAAATCAAAATTTATTACTATCTAATAATTTAGAAAACTATATTATTTTGCCTAATCGTATTACATCAGCCTATAATTACATTTCACTCAATATTCTCAATATTAAAAAATTGTTGCCTATATTGGATGACATGGAAGTAAAGATTTTGGTATCAACAGTGGAATTTAATGAATTTGCTGAGGGCAGAATAAACTACAAATATTGCTTTGACCAATATTACGAAAGAAATGACGGGACATGGAATAAATTAAATATTGGTGAGCGCGGTCTCGGTAATGTTTGTTATTCTATGAATATTCCTGTAAATAAAAAAGATGCAACGACCGATGAAGAACCGGACAGTAATGAAGAATAACCAACTAATAAAAAAGAGGCGATTATTTTCAATAATATATTATCAATAATATATTATCAATTAATGCTTATCAAACCAAATACATAACTCGAGCAATTCTTTCCGAACATGAGTGTGAAACTTTTTCCAATCATCGCTTTTGAAATCTTCCCGCGGGTCTTCATTAGAATTCATTGTATAGTATATATATTTGTTTTCTTTGGTAGAGTAAGCAACTCTACTATAATTTCCCATTCCAAGACCACCGTCGTACAAACAAATTATATCTTCATTGGAATAATATTGCATAAGTTCATTTGGACTTAACACGGTTCTTCCATTATAAATGTCGGAAAAAAAATGTTTGTTTGTTTTTCTAGAGAGATAATCTTGAATATCATCTGCAACTATTTTGTCTGGCAATTCATTTAAAAATTCTTCCATGATACATATTAGAACAAATATCTATTTATATCATATTATTAGAACAAATATCTATTTATATCATATTTCTACTCTACCTTTAAAAAAGGTAGAACCAAAACCACAATTTGGCTCCACCTTTCTCAAAGGTGGAAAAGGTTGTTTTGGCACAACCTTTCTCAAAGGTTGTTTTGGCTCCACCTTTCTTAAAGGTGGAAAAGGTAGAAAAAATTGAAATCCTTTTTCGCAAATAAATGATATATATAGTAACAACCAACGACCAACAACAACTCGTAAGAAAAATGCAAACCAGAAGCCAAACCCGTAACCAAGCCAGCCATAGTAGTGCTCTTTTTCAAGTAGATATTGATTTTGACGAAGCAAGTAATGCATGGAAAGCGAATAAAAAGTCCACCGGCAACGGTTGCTACAAATATATTTGTTCAGCGAGAACCAAAGCAGGTAAGGATTGCTGCCGTGACAGCGTAGCTTGGAGTGAATTCTGCAAAATGCACAACAACAAAAAATAAGAAAAGAGAAAGAAAAATAAGAAAAGTCTTATATTTTAACCCATCTCACAAACACTCATACGCATATTCGAAACCAAAAAATGATAAAATTGCGATTTTTTTGTTTTATTCTGTTTTCCTTGTAACTCATTAAAAAATTGTTCTGTTTTTTCCACATTCTGCAACATATCTGCCGTCTTGTAATTTTTTTCTATGAACAAACAAAACTCCTTGACATTTTTACTTGTCTTTTTGAACTGCAAGAGAGAAAGATTATGAGTTTTGCACCACCCCAAAAAACCACCATAATTGTTGAGCAATATGGTTTTAATGATATAATAAGAAAGCACATTTGTTTTCTCTTTGTACATAGTTTCTCTCAATGAATGATTTTCCACATCCTTTGCAAAAAGATTATAATAGTTGAGACTCATGAAATGCAAAGTTTTTACTAGCTGGAAGAAACTAAACATCTTCTCAAAATGAAGTATTGTTTCTACTGTAGAGAGAAATTGGTCAAGCAGTTGTTGATGATTATAATGATTGGTCGATCCCTTTAGTAAAAAAAAGCTGCAAAAGCAAGCGTTCATGATTTCCGCCCAAAATTCCGTATAGGATTCAAACAAATTTACTTGGGATTGCACTGGGAATAGTTTTAAAATACGATTCGTACATTCAGTAGTGTCCATGTTGGAAAAATCCAATCCAAAATTGTGAAACGTTTCATGTATAAATACTTTGAACCACTCCTCTTTGCGATACACGACAATCTCCGAGTCTTTGGGACACGTTGTCGTGAATGCGGTATTAACATGATTCGCATCCAAAGTATGAATCGGAGATTTAGGCAGATGTTTTTCTAAAGACGTAAAATAAAAATAAACAATGAGTGTGTTTGAGCATTGATTCGAAGCATATTGACTGACTATATAAAGCCATAAAATGATACGTTCAACATACTTGGTATAAACATCTATTTTTTGGTCGGCTCCAGATTCTTCCAAGACAAAAATGAGTTTTATTTTCCGATCAAAGAGAGAAAAGGTGTAGGTGATTTCGTAAAGAGACATCTCGTCAATGTGTTTTTGCACAGTTTCGGGAAAATCACGGAAACTAAAGCCACTTGGCTTGGTGATTTGTAAAGCAGACTGTATTTTTTTTACTTGGACGGAATGCCAAGAATTCCCAGCATTTGTTTTTAAACCGTTCAAGTAATCTTGTGCTTCCATAATGTCATTGTATAATTCGCCAAGTATATTTAGTGTTTTTTTTGTTGGGGTTTCATGGCGTATATAATTGGTTTTTTTCAAAAAAGCAATCAATTTTTGACTGTTTTTAGTTATTTTCATTGTTATATTATTGCATTATTAATTTTTATACACTTTTAACATTTTTTAAAAGCGAATAATATCGCCAATATATATAATATACAAATGGACAAAACATTGATTATTGTTTTAGCAGCAATTTTAATTATTTTGATTTTATTAAACAGTATGACTCCTATTCGTCCGGTTGGTGGATGTGCAGGAACAAGGTATGGATGTTGTGCAAATGGTGTCACGCCTAAAATGGATTATTATGGAAGCAATTGTTATAGACCTCCTCATCCACCTTTGCCTCCTTTGCCTCCTAAACCTGTAGGCGGGTGTGCGGGAACAAGGTATGGTTGTTGTCCCGATGGAGTAACTCCAAAAATGAATATGTTCGGAAGTAATTGCCCATAAATAAAATATTTAGAAAATATAAATGAGTGAAAACAGAGAAACACAATCTGTCAAAGAAAACAAATGTATCTATTCTTCTTTTTCGTTGGTTGATTTTTTTGCAAGATTATTTTCTTTTTCAAAAAAAAAAGATGAATCGACACCTATTATAGAAGAACAACCGATCCTAGAACAACAAAAAGAAGATATTTTTGAACCAGTTGTTAAAGAACAAGACAAAGAAGAACAAAAAGAAGAAAAAGAAGAAGAAAAAGAAGAACCTGTTTTAGAAAAAGAACTTATAGAACCTGTTTTAGAAAAAGAGGAAGAAAAACGCGACATTGAAGAAGTCGTTAAATCTATTGAAGACAAGATTAAATCCTTTCAAGAAAATTATGATCTTTATGTAAAGAACAAGAGTGAAGAAGAAGTTGTGGTTTAAAATTTGCAAACATATTTATACCAAAATAGTATAAATATGTCATGTTATAATGTTGATCCAAATATTGAATCAAACTTTTCCAAAAGGTAAATGCTGAAAGGAGGGGTCGTAGGGGAACATTGGTTCCCCTCAAAGGTAAATGCTGAAAGGAGGGGTCGTAGGGGAACATTGGTTCCCCTCAAAGGTAAATGCTGAAAGGAGGGGTCGTAGGGGAACATTGGTTCCCCTCAAAGGTAAATGCTGAAAGGAGGGGTCGTAGGGGAACATTGGTTCCCCTCAAAGGTAAATGCTGAAAGGAGGGGTCGTAGGGGAACATTGGTTCCCCTCAAAGGTAAATGCTGAAAGGAGGGGTCGTAGGGGAACATTGGTTCCCCTCAAAGGTGAATACGCCGCAACTTATCCCGAATTAGCATCAAATCATCAAACACTATCGGCGGCGATCCTCGCGAATGATGTGTCAATTTTGCATCATTGGTCGCCAGTAACAACTTTTTCAAATCCTCGTTCTGTGTAAATTTAGCATACTGTGCATCGTACATTTCCTTTTTATATCGCTTTCCAAAGAAATCTGGATCCACTTTCACTTCGCTGGGCCGGATTAATTTACCATCAAATTTCCCTGTTTTTCCTCCCGCTCCCTTTGCCATAGCCGCATCTTTCGACAAATCTGTTCCCGAATCAAGAGAGAAACTCAAGTAAAAATCCGGCGCTGTTTTCTTGAATTTGGAACCCTGATAATAGTGTTCTACCGAAGCCCATTTGTGATTGTCCAATGTGAAAGGTTGAATCCAAAAGTTGGACAACTTTTTGCGCCACTCTGGAATGGTTGCTAGTTCCGAAAACTCTTTCAATCGTTCATTTGGAATTTTCTCTCCTGCACCTTTCCCGGGAAGAGGTTTTCCATTGGACTTGGAATAAAACAAGAAAACAGTGTCATCATTGTACAAGCCTCTTAACTTTGACTCGCTCAAATCTTCGTAATCGGCTTCTCTCATTACTGCTTTTTTTAAACTTGCTTTGAACTTTTTGAAATCAGGTATTAAAGCAAAAGGACCTGCGTTTGTCTCTAAGCACTTATCTGCAATCATTTTTTTGATATCATACGGGATCTCGCTAAATTTGAAAATCATTTTTTTTTTATATCCCACCGTCTTGTAATGGCGTCCATCATAAGTTATAGCAACGTAAAATTCAGGCGTGAAAATGCCTTTGTTCTCCATAATAGGATCGTTCAATTGTCCGCATTGCAACACATTTTTCACATCGTCGGCTTTGTAAGCTTCCTGAGACAAAATAATGAACTTGATATTTAATATTCGCTCGAGTGTAGAAATCGCCCAAGTATCCGCCCAAAATTCGCACGTGCGTATCTTTTTTTTGAATTTCTCCAATGTGTCGACACCCTTCATCACTTTAAATTCGTCCATCATTCGCGACGTCACTCTTTTCTCCTCTACTAAACGATCATGCTCCTCTTTTGTTTTTTTCGCTTGCTGAGTAACCAATTTTTGCTCTTCCCTGTCTACAATCGAAGCATATCTTTGTTTCAATCCAACATATTGGGCTTCCAATTCTTTTATTTTATTGGTGTCGGAAAGCAACGAGTTATGGTAAGAATCATATAACGTTTTATACTCATTAAAGACAGTCTCAGACGCTTCGTTCGCCAATTTTGTGCGTATTTTTTGCACGGTCGTTTGCTGCGCAATACTGGAAAAAGCATCGCGAATGGTTGCAAACAAACATTCTCCCCCCCCTTCATTATCTGTAATGTTATAGTTTTTGTTTTTCATGAATTTTTGCAACCAATTATCATCTGGTGATTCATGGTATTTTTCTCGGTAATCCTTAGCTATTTTCGGGGTCTCTTCCACCAGTTGCGGCGGAATGGGAACTCCTTTGGTCAAAATAAAAATATCAGCGCGTTCTTGTGGAACGTCGTAATGCTCAACATATTCTCTCTCTTTATCTTTGCCTTTGTCATCTTCATCTTCATCTTCATCCGTGATTTCACCTTCTTCCTTTTGATCAGCTGGCTTGTGTAACGGCACTTCGGGTTCCATACGCAGTCGTTTTAAAAAGTCTTCATTTACAAATTGGTAGATGAGCGGCTCCTCTAATTTTTCCACATCCAAATTATTATAATCGTCCAAATTACTCAAATAATCCGAAGCACGTATTTCATACACACCAATTTGGATGACTTTGTTATTCTTTTTCACTAAATAAATGGGGAAATAAAGAATGTTCTTATCTTCAAAAGTATTTTTGGAATTTCCCACTGCAATGATGACATCGACTCCCAATACTTCCAATTGATACAATGTGGCTTCCATTTTTACATCACCTACATCCACCCCTTTTCGTTCAGGGTAACTTACATTGTCTTCTAATTTTGATAATACCATTGATATATATTATTATTTTATTATTTTATATTGATTTTACTACAACTAAAACCAATATAATTTTACTATAAAGCCCAACACAAAAGAAATTTGCGCATAAATTTGTCTTTTTTTAATTCATCCATGAAAAACCACATTCTCCGTCTTTTTGCAACAATTTCGTAATTAGTCATGTCGTTCTCAAAGACAACAATTGCTTCGATAATTTGCTCTTTGTTCAATTTGCACGCTTTTATGTTTTTGGCGATACCATAGTATTCGCCAATGGCGAGCAAACCCTTCACCGTATAATTCAAGTGATAATCCACCATTTGAGGCGCCGTAAAATCATCTTGATTATGGTCATATTTTTCCAATAGCTCATTCAGTTGATGTAAATTCAATAAGTCTTGGTCTTGATCTTGATCTTGATCTTGATCTTGATTCGGTTCTTCCAATAAAAAAGTGATATTGTTAGTATGAGACATTACAAACTAATAATATAATATATATGAATATACATTTAAACCATTGAATCTACAAAATATATTTTTTACATATTCTATATCTACATGTCTACTAAATCCATAAACTTGAAAATTGTCTTCTTCGTAAGACTTGGAAACATCTTGACATTGCTGTGCGCAATGCTTTCAATCACACTCGTAATGGTCTCACCATCAATGCGTTCATAAACAAGTTTCTCCTCCCCGTCTAATTTAGCGAACTCGGCTGTATACAAAATCGCCACATTTTCTGACATTTCATCCACCTCATTTTTCTTATCCTCCAAAACAATGTAATTCGAAATCAAATTTATTAAGCTTCGCAATATGCTGACAATTCTTTCTCTAGGAATGATGTTTGCATTCATCAAATTGACAAAGAATGCACTCAACGCTTTTCGCTTCTCATTATTTTTGTTGATACGGCAAAAGGCGTCGTAATCTACCGATGAATCCACATATTCAATAACTTCAAACAACTCCGAAAACTGGGCTAGACAAAGATCAAATGGCTGACGCATGCTTTCATATTGCGTAATGATTGCTGCATACAGATCGGCATACAACTTAGAATAAAACCGATTGGTGGATGCAATGTCAAACAATACCTTGCTCACCTGCGCCATTTCTTCCAAGGAAGTATCACTTTCTTGCAGCTCATTTATTGAATCGAGCACCTTGCTCTTGTACTCACTGTAATTTTTGTCTGTCAATTTATTCAAATAGGTACGAATTGTGTCAATTTGCGCGCCAATACCAGTCTTTTTCTCGATAATCGTAGGTTGGAAACTCTGACAAAATTCTTCTTCACTTGCTTCCATGTGACGGTTTCCTCTTCTCTTTTTAAATAATGGCACTGAATTCGCGACGGCTTGTTCTTTCATTCCTGGTAGTCTTACATCCCTCTTTTGAAACACCGGTGTTTTTACATAATTGGGCGCCCCTACCTCCAACGCCAATTCTGATATAATATTTACAGCTTCCGTTGGCACTTTATAATCAAACCCATTAAAGGTCAAATTATTAAAGAATTCCAAATTATACGTGAAACTGTTTTGAACGAGTGACGACATGCGAATTATATATAAAATAAACAATGTGAATGTATTTATATCAATTTTTTTATATTATAATTATCATTATAAATACACTTAAATAGATTTAATCATATTATACCATATCCATGTTCGACGAAACGACAACCGCCACAGCCACCACTACAAGTGAATCCAATTGGGACCCTTCTTATGAAATTAAAAGTTGGGATGAATTGGAAATTGATCCCAACATTTTAAGAGGGGTCTATTCTCACGGATTCGAAAAACCAAGTCCTATTCAACAAAAGGCAATTGTTCCTATTATTAAAGGAAGAGACGTTATTGCACAAGCTCAGTCGGGCACAGGAAAAACCGCAGCTTTTTCCATTGGTGCGCTTTCCCTCGTCGATTTAAAAAACAACAATACCCAGATTTTGATATTGTCTCCTACTAGAGAATTGTGTCAGCAAACGTCAAATGTAGTGCAGAGCATCGGTGGTCTTATGCCAGGTCTTCGCACAAAAATGTTGTTTGGAGGCGTCGAATTAGAACAAGGTAGTTCTTTTTTAGAGCGAAATGTGCCGCACATTGTCTCAGGATGTCCAGGTAGAGTATTTGACATGATTCATAGAGAGAAATTGTCCAGTAAAGATATTAAGCTAATTATTCTTGATGAAGCGGACGAGCTTCTCTCTACGGGGTTTCGTGATCAAACTTACAATATTTTCCAAAGGATGAATAGCAATGTCCAAGTGGCATTGTTTAGCGCTACGTTGCCAGATGTTATTTTGCCAGTGGTGAATAAAATAATGCGCGATCCTGTCAAGATCATTGTCAAGGCGGAGATGTTGACATTGGAGGGAATCAGTCAATTTTATGTTGCCGTGGATGATGACAGACAAAAGTACTTGACGCTGAAACACTTGTTTTCCTTTTTGATCGTTTCCCAGTGCATTATTTACTGCAACAGTGTAAAGCGTGTTGTCGATTTGTATGAAGCCATGAAGGAAGACGGTTTCCCAGTGTGCTGCATTCACAGCAATATGGAGCGAGTGGATCGAGAAAAGTCATTCCGTGATTTTCGCAAGGGAGAGACACGTGTGCTCATTTCTTCGAATGTGACTGCGCGTGGAATTGATATTCAGCAAGTGAGTGTTGTCATCAACTTCGATTTGCCGAAATGTGTGCATACCTATCTTCACCGTATTGGTCGAAGTGGGCGTTGGGGGAGAAAGGGTGTAGGCATCAATTTCATTACCCGCCGTGATGTGCAAAAGATAAAAGAAATCGAAGCACATTATTCATGTCAGATTAATGAGTTGCCTGCCGATCTGAATTCGGTGCAGGGGCTACAATAGTGCCTTTTTTTCAGTTGGTACATTCGTAAAATAAATTTATTATATTTCTGTAAAAAATATAATGAATACCGAAGAAAAAGAAAAAGTGCCGATAAAGAAAGAAGATTATGCAAACTTTAACCACTATTTCAAGCTGCCCATTTACTACAACAAAGACAAAATGCCGTTGAAATCGCATATTGCGAATGATTTAGAATTGGTTCGGACACTCGATGCTTCCTGTGTGCCTATTTATCACCACTACTTTAAACTAGGTTACAATGACAAAGAAACAAATGCCCAAGAAACCAATTCCCAAGAAAATAACGATTTAACAAAAGAAACAGTTGAGCAAATGGCGGGTTATTACACAACCGATGTTTCTTTTTTAAAAGACAATCAACGCCTTTTGAAGGAGTATAAATCTTTTCCTGAGAACAATAATAAAAACTATACCGAAATATTGGAATTATGGAAAGAAATCAAAACGGATACAGGCTTTAGAGAGAAGTACTATTACATCGATTGGGATCAATTGGAGTTTCTCAATCAATCAGAGTGGTTTTTGCAATTCATGAGTATTTACAATTTGATGTCGCCCATTATTTCTCTCTTGATCCCGATTTTTATTATGATTATTCCTTTTCTTCTTATCAAGATGAAGGGACTTGAAATTACTTTTGGAGAATATGCTGAAGTGCTCAAGTTTTTGCTACAATCCAATGCAATCGGAAAATTATTCACTACCTTTAACGATGTCACGATTAATGACAAAATTTATTTAATTGTTTCTGCGGCTTTTTACCTGTTTTCCATTTACCAAAATGTCATGGTTTGCATTCGGTTCAACTGCAACATGCGAAAAATTCACAAGTACTTTGATACACTCGGGAATTATTTGACAACAACCATTTTAAAAATGGAAAACTATTTACTTTATGCAGAAGACTTGTCTAGTCAGCGCGGTTTTACAACTGTTTTAAAAGAAAAAAAATACATGATTACCTATTTTCGTGACAAATTGCGGGCTCTTAGTAGCTATAGCTGGGTAAATATAAGAAAGTGCGGCGAAATAGGGACAGTTATGAAATACTTTTACGAATTGTACAACGATCCAATCGTACATGATTCCATTATGTATTCTTTTGGTTTCAATGGCTACATCGATTGTTTAGAAGGACTTCAAAGGAATATCGAAGAGAGAAAGATTGGATACGCCGAATTTGTCGATTCTAACAAAAAGACGGTTTTCAAGAACAATTATTATGCTAGTTTGAAAGATTCAAATCCAGTGAAGAATACAGTTCGGCTTAAAAAGAACATCATTATTACAGGTCCGAACGCTTCGGGTAAAACAACGGTTCTCAAATCAACACTTATCAATCTTTTATTTACACAGCAATTTGGTGTCGGGTTTTACGATTCCGCGCAAATATGTCCTTTCCATTATATTCATTGCTACTTGAATATTCCCGACACTTCCGGACGCGACAGCTTGTTTCAAGCAGAGGCGAGGAGATGCAAAGAAATTTTAGACGTCATTCATTTAAATAAACAGTCAAGACACTTTTGCGTATTTGACGAATTGTATTCGGGGACAAACCCTGAAGAGGCGGTGTCGAGCGCAACGGCATTCATGGAGTATATTGTAAAAAACAAGAACATGTCGTGCTTGCTGACAACTCACTTTGTCAAGGTGTGCAAGAAGTTGAAGAAAAATGACAACGTCATGAATTGTCACATGGAGAGTGAAAAAGTGAATGACGTGATGCATTACAAATACAAATTGAAACCAGGTATTTCTTTAATCAAAGGTGGTGTAAGCGTATTAAAAGCGATGGATTATCCGAAGGAGTTGCTAATCCACCTCCACCTTTGAGAAATCCACCTTTAAGAAAGGTGGAGCCAAATCCACCTTTGAAAAAGGTGGAGCCAAATCCACCTTTGAAAAAGGTGGAGCCAAAAAGGAAATAAAATCTATCAATATTTGACTCAACTTTACCTTTAAAAAAGGTCCAAAGGGACTGCAAAGCCTAATGCGAGCCTTTTGGGTGTAGCAAAACCAAAAACAAGGTTTGGTTCCACTTTACCTTTAAGAAAGGTCTAAAGGGACTGGCGTAGCAAAACCAAAACCGCGATTTGGCTCCACCTTTTCTAAAGGTGGAAAAGGTGGAATGAATTCGTTCTAAAAACAATTAAATAAATATCTTCTTTTTGTAATAGTAAAATGTCTTATTTAACCGATTTGTTTAATCCATCTTTTTTCCTATTTTTAGGCGTTTTATTCTTGACAACAGGTCTATTTACCATGTATTACGAAAGCAAGTTTAGAGAACAAAATCACAAGTTTAACACTATGCTTAGCCTTGTCTCTTCTTTAGCGGAAGAGGTAAATTCTGTGAAGTTTGGTCTGAATCAAGTTATAATGCGAGTAGGCGTTTCTCCCTCTGCTTTTCAACCTAATTTAGATAATTTAAATAAAGTGAAAACAGTAAATACTTTGATTGAAGTGTCTGACGACAATGAAGATGAAGAAGACGAAGATTTAGAATCTGGCGATGACGACGAATCAGAGTCAATCGATTCCGATGATGATAGTGAATCGAGTAATTCTATTATTAATTTGAATGCAGATGATGGAGATGATGGCATTCGTATTCAAGAGAGTGCAAACACCATTAAGATTTTAAAAATGGACAAAGAAGGGGATTTAGAAGAGTTGGAAGAAGAAGAGTTGGAAGAGGATGACGATTCCTTAGAAGCTGAAGATCTCTTATCCGTATCATCCGAAGAGTTGGCCGCCGAGTCAAGTCATGACATTTTGCAATATTCCGCTCAAGCAAAGGACGTTGTATTGAAAGAACATGTGGAATCCATTGACTTTAGCAATATAAACACAATCGATATTTTAGATGAAATTAAAACCATTAATATTTTAGATGAAATTAAAACCATTAATATTTTAGATGAAACCAAAACTGTTGTCACAAGTGAGAATAATGAAGCAGTTGAATACAAAAAAATGTCTGTGCAAAGGCTTCGAACTTTGGTTGTAGAGAGAAATTTAGTGCAAGAATCTTCCAAATTGAAGAAACCGGAATTATTGAAATTATTAGGAGAAGAATGATTTTTTTACAATTAATTTTATATTTTTTATACATAATAAATATAAAATGTCCTGGGCAACTTGTTATAGCGGATCTAATAACACCCATTTTAACTTTCCACCTATCATGGCAGACGGCAGAAACTATGCATCTTGGCAACCGGAAGCCGTGGTCAATCGAAGAATTCAAAAACAAGAAAATATTCACTCCAATTGGAGCTATAGACAATATTTACAGCATCATGGTCTTCAAATTATGGAATACAACAATCAAGAGGCGTGTTATGATTTAGGTTTGAATCCTCATGTGCAAACGGGCAACACACCGTCTTCCAATGTTCCTTACAAATTCAGTTCAGTGTATGACACGAGCCGTCCTGGTTATGGTTATTGCAACAGTGATTTGAAAAATCCTTATTTGACAAGCGAACAATTGAACGCTCGCATGATTGCTCCTTCCATTCAACCTTTTAAAAAAGGTTGAGCCAAATCCACCTTTTCAACCTTTAAGAAAGGTTGAGCCAAATCGTGTTTTTGGTTTTACCTTTTTTAAAGGTAAAGTGGAGCCAAAACCATCTTTTCAACCTTTAGAAAAGGTTGAGCCAAATCGTGTTTTTGGTTTTACCTTTTTAAAGGTAAAGTGGAGCCAAATCCACCTTTTCAACCTTTAAGAAAGGTTGAGCCAAATCGTGTTTTTGGTTTTACCTTTTTTAAAGGTAAAGTGGAGCCAAAACCACCTTTAAGAAAGGAGGGGGTCTTAGGGGGAACCTTGGTTCCCCTAATAAGGAGGGGGTCTTAGGTCCAAAGGGACTAGCGTTGCGGAACCTCGGTTCCCCTAATAAGGAGGGAGTCTTAGGGCCAAAGGGACTGGCGTTGCGGAACCTTGGTTCCCCTAAAAAAATTGAAATCTTTTTTTCGAGAAAGAGAAAAGCATATTACAATCCAACCTAGAACAAAAGTTCTCAAAATAAAATGAACTCTACTACTATTGACAGAATGGTTTCTAAATTTGAATCGACGAATAAAATGACAAAAAAAGAAAAGAATGCAAATGGCAATAAAGCCCGGCGGCGCACTGCCACATACTGGTCTGAAAAATCACGCCAGCGCCGCAAGCAAAGTAAGGTAAGTTATGACACGTTTAGACGCGAGGAGCAACCCGACGCCAAAGATTTGTGGTTGGAAGACCTCCATTTCGCAAACTTTCTTGGACTATCCACATGCGCATGGGGCGAAGGAAATTACACCATGGCATACAACGACGGCAAATACTATGACAATTTCAACATTGACAATCCAGTAAATATCAACTTTTGCGACCTCTACTTGCGCGAGTACAAGTGTGATGATGATGAACCGGAAATTCAAGAACCAACTGTTGCACTATGCACCGCTTCTTCGAGCGATGATCAAAGAGACGACGACTGGGTTACTATCGGAAGCGAAGATGAAGCAGGATGGACGCACCAATCAGAACTGGACTACAACCAAGAAACCCGCACACTTTCCTCAAACGACTGGACGTTTCAGTGCAAAAAGATTCAAGAACCCAATACGACTAGCATGGAAGACATGATTGCTTATATGAAGCAGCAAGTGAAACTCGCCGAACACATTGCGCATGGGGAATTGTATAACTGCAAGCGTTAAAGCGGCTACAATCGTAAAAGCAACTTTTAAATATGTATAATTTGTATTGTATTTTGTATTGTATTTTGTATTGTAATTTGTATTGTAATTTAATTAACTATTGTTGAACCCTTTTTTTTTTGTAAAAAAAATGATTCCAAAATCTCTAGTAAAAGTAATATACTATATGAAACAATGACAACTATTCAAACCCAACTTTGTATGAATGCACTTCCAATTCCAAAGGAATTGGTAGAGATTATAAAAGGGTTTCTTTTCCACAATATAGAAACGATTTCAAAAAGGAAGAAGAATCGAACTGTACAAATGATTATGGAAACGACATGGACACCATACACATGTCAGAGTCATCCAAATATATTGGACGGTGGGTGGTTTTTTCGAACAAGAGATTTGCGACGGGAACAATTTAGTTGCCGGTTTTGTTTGCAATGCGGTAATTACGAATACTCATATAAAATCGAATGCAAACAAAATATATTATGTCATTGTTGAAAAAAACAATATAACTATTTAACAATATTATTATTATATTATTACATGAAGATTTTGTCCATTGATGTCGGAATAAAAAATTTGGCCTTTTGTCTTTTTGAGAAACCAGAAGGAACGGAACACTTTAGAATCAAAAAGTGGGATGTTGTCAATATTTGCGAACCTGAAGTCTATAACTGTTGTTTTTCGGAAAAAGCTGGACTTCTTTGCAACAAACCCGCAAAATTTCAAAAAGATGGTAAGTGTTTTTGTTTGAAACATTCCAAAAAGCAATCTTTTTTATTTCCGACAGCAGAATCAAAACCTTCTTTTATTTCTAAGCAAAAAATACAAAAATTACAGGAAATCGCTGCAAAATATAGCATTCCTTTTGACAAATCTTTAAAAAAAGCGGATTTAGTGGTTCGCATCAACGAATACATTCACAATCATTTTTTCAAGCAGGTGGAGACAACCAATGCTTCCAAGACGGACTTGATAGACATTGGGCTAAACATCAAGACAAAATTCAATCAGCTTTTTTCACAGGAAGAGTGCATCGAATACGTCATCATTGAAAACCAAATCAGTCCTATTGCGAATCGGATGAAGACCATTCAAGGGATGATTGTGCAATACTTTATTATGAGCGAAGTATTAGTGGATAATTTTGAGTTTATCTCAGCGGCGAACAAGTTGAGTCATCCACCTTTTCCACCTTTAAAAAATCCACCTTTGGAAAAGGTGGAGCCAAATCTATACACAAATGATATTTTAGTTCCTGATTTGGCTCCTCATTTGGCTCCACCTTTTCTAAAGGTGGAAAAGGTGGAAAAGGTGGAAAAAAAATCCACAAGTTATACCGAGAGAAAGAAACTAGGAATTGTGCGATGTTTGGAGACCATTACCAACGACCATCGATTCCAAGAACATGTGTCTTTTTTTAACGCACACAAGAAAAAAGACGACCTATCAGATTCCTTTTTACAAGGAATGTGGTTTATCAATAATAAGAAATTGTAAGATATGAATTGTGGAATACATATTATAATATTTTTGAAATTCTAATTTCCAAAAATATATATTTTAATTCGTATTACTTAAAATTAATTGTTCTAATTAATGAATAAGTAAAGAATGTCGGATGCAGATATTATTGAAATTTCAGATTTAGATTTTGGTAGTGGTGGAAATGATTTTGGTTCCAAAAAAACTAATTTTGGCGGTGGTCTCGAATTTTTAATGAACGACAGAGTAAGAGATGGTCAATCACGAGGTGCGGCAAGCGACATCAATTTGGACGATTTGAATAATTTAGAAAACGAGTTGAACAATTTGGCAGATGATTTGCCTTCGAATGAAACATTTAAACCAAAGTCCGATTTGTTTGGTTCCCCTAGCAGTTTGTATGAGGACAAACAATCCGTTCGTTTTAGCAGCGAGCCCAGCATAGGACAATCCACTGCAGAAACAGCGGGAGAATCACAAACATGGGACGGCTACAGCAAGTTTAACAATATTCCCCTCAATCCTGACAAGGCTATGCCAAATGATCCCAAAATGACGAAAGAAGAATTGTTGAAAGAAAAATTCAAGTTTTTAAGAAAGTTGGAGGCTTTAGAGAAAAAAGGTGTCGAACTTTCTAAAAAATACAACATGGATTCACCTTTGCAGGAAATGATGGGAGAATACGAAACCATCATGGAGGAAAAGGCGAGACAAAATTCGGTCAAGTTTCAAGGAAACATGATGATGGCAGTGATAAACGGCATGGAATTTTTAAATAACCGGTTTGACCCGTTTGATATCAAGTTGGACGGATGGAGCGAGCAAATCAATGAAAACATTACCGATTATGACGAGATTTTTGGCGAGCTATATGACAAATACAAGTCCCGCGCGTCCATGTCTCCCGAATTGAAATTGATGTTTCAACTAGGCGGTAGTGCTATGATGGTGCATATGACCAACACCATGTTTAAGAGCGCCATGCCGGGCATGGACGACATCTTGCGTCAAAATCCGGATTTGATGCGTTCTTTCCAAACCGCTGCCGTCAATTCCATGTCCCAAACGAACCCTGGATTTTCCGGATTCATGGGAGGGCTTATGAACGAGTCGGGTAGATCAGGTCCTCCGCCACCGATGGCCACACAGGGCCCCAATGCGATTCCGACGCCATTGTCTCGTCCAGGAAACAATAATTTTGCCAATCGTCCCGACTTGAATTACAGCCGCAGCAATTTTGTGGATGACGGAATTAATCTAAGAGAGAATTTTGAGAGACCAGACAATGCAGAGAGAACGAAAAGACAACAACGTCCTGAAATGAAAGGACCAAGCGATATTTCGGATATTCTCTCTGGACTTAAAACAAAGACCATTAATATTCAAGAATCGCAACAACCAAATGTGAATAGTGGAACCAATGATGCCAGCACTATCAGTATTAGCGATTTGAAAGACATGCAGACGGAAGGAAATATGCCCAAAAAGAGTAGGCGAAGACAAAAGTCGGCGAGTAATACGATGAGTTTAGATATATAAAATGGCTAAAAAAATGAAATAAAATAATATATATAAATGATTTTATGTATATTATTCAACTAGAAAGTGAAAATGTTTGACCACATCACTCAATATAAGAACCCCAATTTTGGAACTTTTATTATTCTGGAAAAAACAGGATGTGTCACGTTTGTGGACGCATCCAATGTAAAAGAAACCAATACTTATGCATTTATAGGAGACATATATGATGCAACGATTGTTTATAAACAGGATCGTTATTATTTAGATTTGGGATATGACAAAATACTTCGCTGTAAAATTCTAATACCTATTGGCAGAAGCAATGTAGATCAATATATTCATTACAAACAAAAAGTAAAAAGTAACAAAAAGTAACAAAAAGTAATCGAATATACAATATTCAAATTTAGTTATAATATACTTATAATATAACATCTGAATGAGCAAACAAAAAGAAGAACAAAAAGGAGAACGAAAAAAAGGATACACAACAGTTTTGATGATTGCAATTAAAAAAGATGATGTGGCAGAATTAAAATGGATTCTGAAAGAAAAGAATCCTTTCCTGGATGAAATCAGAGATGGCTATACTCCGTTACTTTGGGCAACTGCTCACAGGGCAAACTATGAAATTATAAAATTACTAGTTGACGACGGTGCAAACGTGGAAGTGCGAAATGGTGCAGGTGTAACGCCTCTAATGTTTGCATCCGATTACGGACAATTAGAAGTAGTAAATCTTTTTTTAAATGCGATTCCTGATCCTGAAAAGAGAGTACGATATATCAATATGTTTAATAGTGGCGGCAACACAGCATTAATAATCGCAGCTGACAATGGACACACTGATGTTGCGTCAAGGCTTCTCGACGAAGGTGCAAACATCCACGCGCAAAATGGAGACGGGAATGATGCTTTGATGATCTCATTGCGTGAAAAAAGATTCAATACTGTAAATATGTTGATAGACAGAGGTGCAAATGTGCGATCGCAGAATAGTGTAGGGGACACACCTTTAATGGTCGCTGAATTGTATGGTTACGACCTTTTAATCGAAGCTTTGTTAAACAATATTTTAGATCAAGAAGAAAAAATGCAATACATCAATGTTGTCGGACCATGGGGTTACACAGCTTTGATGGTTGCAGTTGCATCTGGAGACACACCAATCGAAGGAATGAATGCGCGAGCCAGTCATGAAATGCGAATACAAAATGTGGAACTGTTGTTAAATAATGGTGCAAATGTTGATGTAACAAATGGCAATGGCGAATCCATCATGGATATTGCAGCGAACAAACCTGACATATTAAGACTCCTTCATTGGAAAAGGCGACAATCATTGGTTGAACTACACGAAAATTCTGCAACCGACCCATCCCATCATGCACCAACCACCACTGCGCAAAAATTATTTAGTGACCCGAATTTTGTAAGAGGTGTGGCGGAATTTATGGGCGGGAGGAAAAGAAAGCATTCTATAAAAAGGGTTAAAAGGAGAAGGATTAAAAATAGAAATATGCGAACCCTTAGAAAAAAATAAAATTATTTATATAATGGACGAAGATGATTACAATAATCCTAGTTATGGAGAAGCAGCTTTTCCCGTACAGCAACTGAATAACATGTTATTGCAAGCAGCAGCAAGTGGTAATTTGCAATTATTAAAACAAGCATTAACTGGACAACTCGGAACTAGACAGTTTCATATAAATGTGAATGATGTGAAAACGGACGAAGGAATAACGCCTCTTATTTTAGCAATTCATTATGGACATGGGAATATAGCGCAATATCTTTTGCAACATGGTGCCAATATTAACGAACCGGACAACAATGGAAAAACACCTCTAATGTATGCGGTTGAACGTGGCATACCAGGTATTATACATTTTTTATTGGCAAATGGAGCAAATGTGGAAGCGAGAGACAACCATGGAAATACAGTGTTAATGTACTCTACAAGAAGCAACAATTCCGCAATAGTAAATTATTTTATAAATAATAGCGGCGCAGATTCATTAGACCAAACAAACGGGAATGGAAATACCGCGTTTATGCAGGCGGTTGAATGGGGTGTAGATGTTTCAATCGTTCAACTACTTTGGGAAAGACAGCCGAATAAAAATATAAACCTTCAAAACCATTCTCATTATTCTGCATTTACACTTGCTTTAGTAGCGCTAAGTCAAACCACGCAAAATAGTAAAATCGCAAATTATTTGAAAATACTGTATTTTTTATTTCATAGTGGCACACAAATTACCCCAAATAATGTCACTGATATGTTGCAAATAAATGAACAATTGCAACAACAAGGAATGCCGCATGCTGAATTAGATCAAATTTTAACCTTTTTAGGACGTCAGCATCAGTTACAATTTATGGAAATTGTTCAACAAGCGGTTCAAGAGGGTGTAATTCACCCCGACCAAGCTCACATTGCCAGATATTTGGGAGACCAATATCCTATGATGGACACACTCGGTTTTATTCCGCCGCATCAAGTAGGACAACCGCCAGGAAATAGAACAACACCCGCATATGATGAACCATGCGAAGAATCAGGAACGGGATGTTCTATACAAGGCGGCTTACGAAGAAAAACGTGTCGCCGTGCAAAAGGCACAAGAGGTGCAAAAAAGACAATGGGGGTTAAAAAGGTTAAAAGGGTTAAAAAGACAAAAAGACAAAAAGAATATAAACAATATAAAAGACAAAAACAATTTGTAAAAAAGTAATATTTTAATATACCATTATAATAGTTGAATAGTAAAATGAGTGCAACAAATCCTCCTATATTAGCTGCTATAGAAAACAACAATATAGCAGAAGTCAATAACTTAATAGAACAAGGAAAGGTAAATTTGAAACAAAAATATGGACAAAAACAAACCACCGCATTGTATTATGCTGTGCAAAAGAAAACGTCCAACAATAATAATAACACGAATAACACAAATACAACTAATAAAATGATTGTCTATTTGATTGCAAAAGGTGCCAACGTGAATGCGCAGAATGCGGCAGGCATTACTCCTTTAATGTATACAGCTTTGCATGGCGAATTGGTAAAAAGCGCGATTTTGTTAAGACTCGGCGCCAATTCCAATGTAAGAGACCAAAAAGGATTGACCGCATTGTATTACGCCATTTTTTCGAAAAACAATACAACAAACAAATATGAAATAGTTCAAATGCTGTTAGACTTTGGTGCAAATCCAAACTTATTGTATGACAACAACGAAACCATTCTGATTCAAATGATGAAAAACAGCTCAAGTTGGTGGAACAGTTATAAATACGAGGATGCTCTTGTAAATTTGCTTCTGGAAAACGGAGCGAATATAAATCTTACCGACATTACAGGAAACACTGCTTTCAATTATGCACAAAAGACGGGTAAAAGCAGCGCAATAATAAATCAATTGACGCCGGTTCATCGCGGACGAGAGCGATATTTGGGATCGCCATACTTGGGATCATCGCCATACTTGGGATCATCGCCATACTTGGGATCATCGCCATACTTGGGATCGTCACCATATGTAAGAGCACCGCCATATTTAAGAGCCGGAAATAAAAGTATTAAAAAAAGAAAAGGAATGCTCTTTGAGAAAAAACATGGTAAAACGATGCGCAATAAAATATAAATATTTAAAAAAAGCCGCAAATAATTATATTTTCAATTAGAATCTAAAATTATTATACTAGATTCTAATATATTCAAGAATAATGAAATCAACCTCTTGTCCAAAAAGCGGAATAAAAATTCATGAAACTCCTTCCCAGCCGAGCCTGAATCAAAATCAACAGGACTTTTACAAACGACTAAAAGAACAAAATCGTTACACAGGTGTTCGTATTGAAGCAGGCAAAAATGAATACAAAGAAGACCCTTTTGAAGGATTCGATCCCTTTAAAAATATGGACCATTTGGACACCATGAAGGTGACCTACGACAAATCTATGTACCAACAACTCGACCTCAATTTAGACAATTATTCACGGATTGATTTGTATAAATTATTTGGATTAAAACACATGCATTTATCCGACGACAATATGCGAGAAGCTAAAAAAGTCGTATTGAAAACGCATCCCGATAAATCCCGTCTAGAACCAAAATTCTTTCTCTTTTTTTCCAAGGCTTACAAGAAGTTATACAGCATGTATGAATTCCAAAATCGCAGTTCTAATAAAACGATAGAAAAAACCGAATACAGTTTTGACGATGATAAATTGATCACATTGGACAATCTCTTTGAAAAGAAAAAAGAGCTGAAAGACCCAAAGCATTTTCAAAAATGGTTTAATGAGGAGTTTGAAAAGCATAAATTGGAGGATCCAAATGAAACGGGTTACGGAAGTTGGTTTCAGTCGGAAGAAGGGATTGTGGATGTGGGACAAGTAAGCAAAGCGGATATGAATGCGGCTTTTGACAAACAAAAAAAGCTTGTGCAAAGTTTGACAGTGTATAACGGGGTCCATGAACTCAGTTCTCCGGCTTTTGGTGGAAGCGCGCTCATTGGAAAAAATAATAATTATAGTTCCGCGGATTCAGCATTTGGTTACACTGATTTAAGGCAAGCATATACCGAGACCGTAATTCCTGTCACAGAAGACGACTATAATAAAATGCCTAAATTTAAAAATGTGAATGATTGCAAGGCGCAGAGAGAACCTGTCATTGCACCATTGGGAAAAGAAGAATCCATGAAGCAGTTGTACCAGCGCAATAAGGAGTTGGAAGAAGAATCCGCAGCTTTAGCGTATCATTATGCTAAAGAATCAGAAAAAGCAAAGCAGAACCAAGATAGTTTTTGGTCAGGGTTAAAACAATTAACAAATTGGTAGAGTTTTATGAATCACCATAACAATTGATCCGCAAACCAACCGTTACTATACTTGATGTGTCTATCTTTTTCGTGACGCATTTTGTACAACTTTCTTCTCTCATCGGCATATTGTTTGCCTTCCTTTTTCCAAAAAGTTGGATAATCATTGTATCCCATTGCTCCAACAGAACAGATGTATTCTCCGTTCTTAAATACATCAATCTTTTTATCAGCTCGTTTGCTTGGTTTCACTTCCACACCTATTTTTCTTGCTTGTTTGAAAGTATATGGCAATATTGTATATCTACCCATTATATATATAATTATATATATAATTGTATCTGTAATAATTGCATCTGTAATAATTGCATTTATAAAAAGCATTATTGTTTTTCAATTACAACTACTTTGGCAATATTTTTAACAATCTTGTCTTCTTTATCTTCTCCTCCGCTCATAGATTCTACAATCAGCTTATTATATTGGTCGGCATACTTGGAATCACTTTTGCCGCAATCAGGGTGCGCCTTGCGAAACTCTAAAAGCATCTTTGAATTCTTGTAAGCGACGCGTTTTATAGCCTTTTTTATCTTTACATTTTCTTCACTTTCCTTTTCCCATTTGTTTTCGTCCTTTACATAAAGGATTTCCCTTTTTGCATCAGCACAATGAACCGGTCTTTGAGTAACGTCTAAACTTTTTAAGTTTTTCACAATAATGTTGGAGATGCCATTTACGTAACCCATTTCACCCACTTTCTCCAAATCGGACAGCTGAATCTTTAACGAATCTACAAAATCCATAATGTTCATGGCATCTTTGCATGTTTCGTTCAAGAAAAATTGCAGATTAAAGGATTTGTTGTGACTATTAATGTTATTGGAATTGATATTATTGGTATTGATATTGTTGGTATTATTATTGTTGGAATTCTTAGCTAAATCAACAATTGTCTTGTTTTGCTCTATCACAAGTGTTTGCAGTTCTTTGTTTTGCTGCATAACAGAGAGAATGAGTTCAGGTGTAATTTCTTTAGAATGCACAATCAACATTGAAGAATTACAAGTTTTTTTGTGTCTCCATAATCCGTTTCGTGAAATATATTCTTTTTGACAAATGTCACACTGATAATTGCAACTTTTTGCAACTTTTGCGTCACCTGCGTCACCTGATGTGACTGACTCATGTTTTACGGTCTCGCAGTGTTTCACAAAACTACTTTTTCGTGACGTTGAATAGTCACACTTTTCGCAATGAAATATTTTGCAACTTTTTGCAACCTTTTCCGTCACCATCCGTCACCTATATTGGTGACAGAAAAAGTTGCTAAATCCTTTTCCGAATAAATATTTAAAAAATATCGTAACAATTTTGTAATTTTTTTTTTTGCGTCTTTACCTTAATTTTTCTTTATCGTCACAATTCAGGATTTTTCAAGATTAAATCGGAGGTAACCGATTTTGGACATTTATTTTTGTCCATTTTCGATTTTGGAAAATACTTTTGGGTTTTTTTGAAAAACTTGGAAAGTTCTTTAAGCAGTTTTGAAATATATATTAATTATTATTTTTGAATCACAACTTCTTTTGCAATATTTTTGATAATTTTGTTTTCTTTTTCTACACCTCCACCCATAGATTCTACAATCAGCTTATTGTATTGGTCCGAATATTTTGATTCACTTTTGCCACAATCTGGATGTTCTTTGCGAAACTCGGAAAGCATTTTTGAGTTCTTGTAAGCAACCCGTTGTATAGCTTTTCTCAACTTTGCATTCTCTTCGCCCTCCTTTTCCCATTTGTTTTCATCCTTTACATAAAGGATTTCTCTCTTTGCGTCAGCACAATGAACCGGTCTTTTATTTACATCCAAACTTTTTAAGTTTTTCACAATAATGTTGGAGATGCCATTTACATAACCTATTTCACCCACTTTCTCCAAATCGGAAAGCTGAATCTTTAATGAATCTACAAAATCCATGATATTCATTGCATCTTTGCATGTTTCATTCAAGAAAAACTGCAGGTTAAAAGATTTGTTATGACTGTTTATATTATTGGAATTTATATTGTTTGAATTGTTTGAATTGTTTGAATTGTTTGAATTCTTTGCTAAATCGACAATTGTCTTGTTTTGCTCTAGAATAAGTGATTGTAGATCTTTATTTTGCTGCAAAACCGAGAGAATCAATTCAGGAGTGATTTCCTTATTTGTATTTGGATTGTCAGTAACATGCATACATATTTTACTATGCTTCCACAAACCACTTATGCTCTTGTATTTTTTACCACACAAACATTCATATGGTGCGGCGTTTTTTGGCGCTTTTTTTATTTCCAAATCATTTCCATTGTGACTGAGAAAATGTTTGCGAGTAGAGAGGTGTCTTACAAAATCGCTTTTTTTGCAGCATGAAAAGTCACAATTAATACAATTAAAATTTTGGGCGTTTTTGGCGTTTTTTTTTATTTCCATTTTTTCCTATATTGGAAATAGAAAAAAACGCCTAAATAGTTTTTCAAAAAATATTTAAAAATTATCGTAACAATTTTGAAATTATTTTTTTTATGACCAGATGTTAAAAATTTTTTATCGTCACAATTCAAGTTTTTTCCGGGATTAAATCGGAGGTAACCGATTTTGGACATTTATAAATGTCCATTTTCGATTTTGGAAAATACTTTTGGTTTTTTTTTGAAAAACTTGGAAAGTTCTTTAAGTAGTTTTGAAATATATATTAATTTTTGCATTTTCTTCTTTTTATCATTGTCTTTCTATTCTTTCTTGTCTTTCTTGTCTTTCTTGTCTTTCTCATAAGAGTTTTTCCTTTTTTCCCCGCTTCTTGTCCCTCTTCATAAGTTAGTTTCGGTAGGGCACTCGTCTCTTCATTCAAATCCACATTGGTTGGAGTGGTTCCATTTTTGCAATAGGCAATAATATTGGATTTTCGCCATGAATCCACACTCTTTATTTCACCTGTAGAAATATTGTCGCGATTGATCGATAAGCGAGCATACTTGGGCTTTGCATTCGGATCCATTTTTTTTGCACCGGATAAATAACGGCTCCATTTACCAGTGTAGTCGGCCGGATTTACGGAATTGATGTAACCGTTTGATTCACAATCCACTGAGTAGATGGGATATTGATAATTATACCATTTTTTTACAACCATTTTTTTTATTTTTTCACCATTGTCGCAAGTAAGAATCGCGTTTGTGTTTTTCGTTTTTTTACCAATTTCCAAGACAACCGCGGTATCAAACTTTGGCTCTCCATTTAAAACAATAACACTTGGATTGTATTTCAAGACCGCATATGTAAAATAATTGTTTTTTTGTGCAGTGGCATATACCAACTTTTTTGCTTGATTCACATCTTTTACCCAACTTGTAAAAGTGTCTTGTTGAATCAAATTAGAGAGAACACCTTGCTGACTACAATCAATGGAATACAACGGCAATATTCCATCTATATCTGTGTCATTGTTTGGTTCTATTTTCTTCTTCGTATTTGTATTTGTATTTGTATTTGGTTCTAATGTATTTGAATTGCATACGGAACAATCAAAAGGCATTATATATATTTATATATATTTTTTATACAAAACATTTATACAAAACATTTATAAAAAATATTAGAAATTTTGTTTCAATAATACATAATACATAGACAATGCAAACTACTGCTCTTCCTGAAAATAATACCAAAATAAATATTAAATTATTTTTGTTAGACCCTTTATCCGTGATTATAAAATTAGCTATTATGAGTAACAAATCTGTAGGAACTAAAATCTTGATACAAAACAATATTATTTATTTTCAAGAACCTGGAATCTTTCAAGCGATGTGTCGAGTCTTTTTTAATTCGAATAAAACAGATTTGCAGTATATTTATAATCCAATTCAAATCGCATGCCAAACCTTTTTGACGAAAGAATTTATACAAAAAACGCCTCGTATTAAAAATTTATTCATGTGTGCGCAACACGGTTTAAAAAGAATTATGGATACGTATAAAAATTGTTCTATTATTACACTGTGTCTTAATTATTATTATGCAATCATTACAAATTATGTAGAACAACATTTTAATGAAACAATTTTTTACAAAGACGGCATGACGAGTTTATATACAAAAGAAGTGACAACAAAATTAAACGAACAATGGACGGATGAGAAAATTAAAGTGATATTGGATTTGATTACCTTTTTGACGAGAGACACAATGGCAATGAACAATGTGAAATCGTTGGAAAATATTATGGAAACCATTGATAAAAACACGCAAACCATTTTAGACAGTATTTAGTGATTAGTGATTCAGATTCCTCTAACAATTACATTTACACCATTCATTGTAAATGTAAAAAGCAGCAAAATTATTTTAATAAGCTAATATAAGCATGAACATAGACACAATGAATCCACAACAATTGAAACAAGAATTTATGAGCATATCTAAAAGAAGGGGCGAGCTAATCAATTCGAGGGATCGGGTAAAAAAAGTGTTGAATCAAATTTTAACAAAGCAATCCAAAATTTCCTCTGCCAATGCAACGGTTGCTTATGTGCCTTCACATGAAGTCTTAGACACAGTTGGTCTTGTGGAACAAAACGATTTTCCTTTTTTGAAAAAATATTTTCTTTCAAAATATCCAAAAATACGAAACCCATCGAGTCCATTGCATATTATCTTGTCGAGTTTAGACAAACTGGAACCGATTCAAACTGAAATAGTAGGACTGCAAACACGTATTGACCCCATTGCACAAAAGCTAATCACTACCGGTGAAGCGAGCCCTGACCAATTGCGCGATATATTGAAAAAATCAATAATCGACGCAGCCAGAAGCGTAACGCCACCAAAAAATGTTTTCATAACTCAACCAGTAGTTTCAGAAGATATGTTGCAAACGGTTCAATCAGAAATGGAGTGGATAAACAAAAATCTATGGCTTTTTCTAGATCAACTGAATAAATGTGATATGGTGTGGAATAAACAAACATTAACCAAGAATCAACTGGTGCAATACATAAATAACCAGCAATATTTTTTATTGGCTGAAATGATACAACAAGAATATCCTGAAACTTTAACAACAACCACAAATAGTAATTGTAGTCAAATAATACGCACATTGAGCATACTCGGCAATCTTAAAAACAGAATAGAACAAAAATTGAAAATAAAAAACTACAAAATACCTAATATTAATACAGTGACTTTAAATAGTGATGGAAAGATAGTTGAAGTAAATGGTTCTTTTAATAGAGCGTCTTTGACATCTCCTATTGTAGATTTAAAAACCAGAATTCTAGCCAAGGTTGTCAGTATAAAGAAACAAATAAATCAATCTACTATCCCGGAGAAGCAAGAAATTTTAAATGCGTTAGATTTGGCTCAACCAGATTCAGAAAGATTTTACCTTTATCTGCATAATGCATGCGACATCGCATTAAAGATATTAAATGTGTATTCAGAGGATACGCAAGCAAGAACAATTACAAATGAATTAAATGGAATATTGCAGGAAATCCAAAACGAATATATCAAAGAGTTTGACACCTATTCTAAGACCGATTTTGCACGCAGCGGTATAAAAACAAGGAAGCCTTTTCAGCAGAATCAACCAGTTCAAGAAGAAAATGAAAAACCAGAACAAAAAGAGAATCCAAACCAGAAATCAGAACAAAGAGAGAATCCAAACCAGAAATCAGAACAAAGAGAGAATCCAAAACAGAAATCAGAACAAAGAGAGAATCCAAACCAGAAATCAGAACAAAGAGAGAATCCAAAACAGAGACAACAGCAGCAACCTCAGCAACACAAGCAACAGCATCGACCTGAGCAACAGAAGCAACCTGAGAAAGAACAAGAAGAAAAAGTAAATCTAACCCAACAACCAGTTCAAGGAGTAAGAGAAGATAATTCAAACACACCATCAAATCCATTAACAGATTTAAAAGATAAATTAATTCAACACATCAAAACATACAAGAATCTAATTGGTTCTGAATCAAAAGATTTGCCACAACTCATTATTCAGGATTTACAAGATTCACAATATGAAAAAATATATACAGCTTTAAAAGGATACATTGAAAAATACAAATCAAAACGCAATCCCTATTTTAATGATTTTGTTGAAACGTTAGAATATGTAAATAGTCAGATTTTGATTTTGAATCAAATGCAACAAAACCGACCTTTTGAACCTAGTAATACAACTGCTGACAAAATGTTGCCCCCCGCATTAGAAAAAGAGTTGCGCAAAATACAAGAAGACATTGATTCTTTTGACGCATCTTTAAAACGTATCCCTCAATTTGTTGAACAAGGCAAATTAACCGAAGAACAAGCTCAACAAATAAGAGACACAATTACTACTTTTATTGAGAGAGGAGAATTATGTATAAAAAATCCATCCTTGGACGAAATACAACAATATTTTAATAAAAAGAAGGCCGCATTTGTGGAACTGGAAACAACTGCAAAAAAGACCACACAAAAAATAGATGTTGCAATGAAACAAATGAATGATTTGAAAAAAGATAATGAAGAGCTAAAAAAGAGTGTTTCGACATATGCAAATCAAAAACCAACGTCTATTTCAGGAGCAACCCAAGCGTATTCCTTTGCGGCAAATGCGAAATCTACAATCAAGTCAAACGAAAGTGATTTGGAAAAAATGCGATTAGAAATAGAGAGTGATAAAAAAGAATTGGAAAAACTTGCGGCGTACAATGATTTGTTTTCTGGATCTGGTTCTCCTTCTAATCAGAATCCTCCGAATCCAAATCCTCCGAATCCGGGTTCGAACCCTCCGAATCCAATTCTTTCTAATCCAAATCCTTCTAATCCAAATCCTTCGATTCCCAACTCAAAACCAAATTCTGGAAAAGACCCTAGTCCTGGAAAACCTGAAACCTCGTCTAAGAAAAAAGAAGTCATTCCAAATCAATTAAAAGTGTATATTAAATCAGGTGTTCCAGGAGCATCATATTTTTTATACAGAGGCGACATGACAATCAAAGGACTTCCGTCTGATGAAAACAATATCCTCTTTGACCCATTGTATCCATTGAATCAGTCTTTAATAAATAAAATTCCTGAAAGTTTTAGACAAAAAATGTTTTTTAATCCCGGGTTGTTTGAGTCTTTAGCAAATTACCATAATGTCGCTAAAGACGAGGATACAGGTGATGAGACAGAAGGTGGTTTTTTTTCCAGCATCTTAAATTCCGCATTGAATGCAGTTCGACCATCTAAACGCGTAAAAACGTTGGAAGAAGCCAGAAGTTTGGGTTATATTGACAACAATGTAAAGGTCACATTGGACACTCTTTTTCAACAAAAGAGTATAATTTATGTTGAAGGCGCACCTTACACAGTTATTGATGTGCAGTGGACACAAGGAGATTGGCATGTTGTTACAAAAGCATCGCCTGTAGAATTCAATAAATTTTATGCTTTGACGCCGGGACAATTTGTAAAACAAAACAATCGAGATTTACAAGAAGGCCAAGAGCAGCTGACGACGCTGCCAAAAAAATTATTGGTTGGACCCAATTTTGTAGGACCTGCTTCTCCTTCTAGTCCTCCTCCTCCTCCTAGTCCTTCTCCTCCTTCTAATCCTCCTCTTCTTACTTCTCCTCCTTCTTCTAATCCTCCTCTTCTTACTTCTTCTAGTACTTCTTCTCCTCCTCTTCTTACTTCTTCTTCTTCTTCTAATCCTCTTACTCTCACTTCTCCTCCTCCTTTTAACAACCCGCTTCTTGCCATTGAATCAAAAGATTTGTCTGAGCCCAAATTAGAACCACTTAGAGAATCTTGCGACAAAAATGACTTATCTGAATCTACGAAATCTTCTAATTTAGTGAAGAAACAACCACCATGCGAAAATCACCCACAAGCAACGTCCCTTTTCCGTCAATACTTTGAAAATGGTATAAATACAGGATCACGTGATGAATTTTATAGTATGATAAATTGTATGTTTTTATATTTGAATCCAGATGTTTCACTCATGTTGAGAACATTGCTTGCAAAAACAACAACCACCGATGTTCAATCTAAAACAAAAAACGCAAGCGTTAGTGCTTACGAACAAACAGTGCAAGGATTACAAGTATGTAAAATCGCTGGAGACGGAAATTGTTTCTTTGCCTCTATTCAACAAGCCATCAATCATTATAATAATGATAATCCATTAAACAGAATCATACTTGCTGGAACAGAATATGGAAGAAGTATCAACTTTGATATACCAATTTTGAGAAAAATAGTGTTTCAACATGTTGCAAGCAATCGTGCAACGTTGGAGAGAATTTATAATCAAACGATTCCAAACGTAGAAGAACTTAACAATTCGGTATTTCAAGAGAATCGTTTATGGAATCAGCTGCAGCTATTTCAAAATCAAAATGTTGCTATTCCTTCTCAATCTGGCATAAATTACACCTTAACATGGGATTGGACGAAAGGAAGGCTTAATGTTAAAAATCTAAAAATAAATACACAAGAATATATTAACTATGTTAAAAGAGCAGGCAATGCAAATATGGGCTCAATTCTTGTAACAACTCTTTACAATATATTGGTAATTGTAACAAATGGTATTTACAAAACCAACCCAGCAATAAATTCATACATTTTGCCTAAATGGCAATTTCAAGGTAGAAATATCAACGAATTTATTCAAAATGACATTGCTGTATTTCAACGTGGAGAAATACCTTCCATATTTATCCTTTTTCAATTTTCTACAGAGATAGAAGACACTGGGCGGTCTTACGAATCTTTTTTCAAAGACCAATACGCAATATTGATTCCTTTTGCATCTGTAATAAATCAAACATTCAATACCAATGAACTAAAATATTACATGGAGAGCGTAAATTATTGGGCAGACGTTTTAGCTTTTGATGCGATGATTGTGAAATTACTGATTAACCCGATTCCAATAACACATATAGACGGACAACTGATCACCGTCCAAGATTGGCAATATTCTACCACAGATGAATTAGGGAAAAACACATTTAACAAATATTTATTTTTGTATTTTGATGGCTCGCATTATGAGCCGTTTCATTTTACATATAATTACAAAGTTTGTCTGCCGGCAACATCTAGTTCGCAACCGAAAGTCGAAAAACGTACCAAAGACACGTACATATTTGATTACCCGATTGGTGGTAAAATTGCTGGTATAGACGGTGTGTTAAACATCAACCCAAGAAATATGCCACCCCTTTATATTTTTTTACTCATTTTAGGAACCAAATACTTAAGTTGGCCGCCTGGTGAGAATATTTATAGAGAACATTTTGCTTTTTTTCCTTTTATTTTTCAACAATTATTTCAAACCTTTAATGAAATTGTGCAAATGGCAGTTTCTACTGATCCTGCGGAAGAAGAACGGATTACACAGTGTATTGATTTTTTGAATACATTTTATCGCACTTTTCAACCACGTTATTTAGAAATCATTACAACAAATGTAGGTAGTGGGGGAATTACACCGCAAATTTCCGATTGGATTAGATCACAAAACCCGCCAAATTTATACGGAAAATGGTATTCCAAACAAAGAAAGGCGAAAAATGTTGCAAATCAGCCATCTGTAAGCGACCGAGTATTGCGTTCGATGTCGAATACTAATACTAGTGGAGGAGCACCCAATGCGGACACATTGAATAAAGCAGATCAATTGGTTTCCAAGTATCTTGACGAATTAGTGAGTGAAGGATATTTGCAGTCGAATGAAGCATCTAGATTTTTAAAAACCACTCGCCCTTACTTTTCTGATTACAGAAACAATAATTCTCTTTATAGTTCGTCTCCTTACAATTCGTCTCCTTACAATTCGTCTCCTTATAATTCGTCTCCTTATGCAAATCCATTACTAGGTTACAATCGTTTTTCACCCTATCAACAATTTAAAAAACCCGACCCTGTAAAAATAGCCTATTCTATCACCGTTGAAATGACACTCTATCCAGGAACAAAATTAAATATTAGCGATCATATCAATATTCAATGCATTAAAAGCGGGAACGCTCTGAATAAATCGGTTCACAATTTGATAGGACGACCTTACACAATTAAACCCATTTGGAAGTTTAAACAAAAAATAGACAAAACAATCAAAAAAGGAGATAATAAAAATAAAAATAAAAATAAAAATCCAACCTTTCGTAATTCCAAAAAATCGACACGGAGAAACCGCGAATTTGATTATCCTTATAACGCCGTCCCGCCACCATATTCTAGCTTTTACACCTTTTCTCATTTATAAGCAATTTCATTTAAAATGGGCGTTTTAAATGAGAAAAGGTGTAATTAAGAGTAATAAACAATAAGCGTTATAAAAATACTTGTTGTTTTAGATCGAAAACATTATTTATCGTAATTGTATCTTTCAAAATCAAACTTGCGAAAGTTTTCCATTTGTATCGTTTTTTGTTTTTGTCTTTTTGCTTTTTCCAATATAGCGACCGCCTCTGCTAATTCTGTTTCTGAAACAACCCCGTCATTATTTGTGTCTATTAATTTTTCCAATACACGGTAATTGTGTGGAACAATACACAAAGAACTTTCTTCATTAAATAAATATTCCGACAAAATAGTGAAAATAGCCGTTAATCCTAAAGCCGTGTAAATATCACGAGTGCCCATCCACGCCATAGCAAAAACCAATAATTGTTTGCTTACCGTATATTTCATGTATTCTTCGGTAGATTTGCTAAATTGTATGGTTATAAATTTAGATCCAATATTCAAAAGTATCATGACAACGCCTGCAAAAAATTTACTGTTGTTCAAATACATAATATGGTGGTTTGCATACATTACACTGTTCCAAAAAGATTGAAACATGCCGGGTTTTCCTCCGGTTTGTTGATTGGAGTCTATTTTATTTCTATCTTTCATTATACTAAAATAACATATTATTATTTTTTTACATTATGCCCACTTTTCTTAACATATTCTGAAGGGACGTTTTCTTTTTTCCAATAAAGTCTTCCACCGTTACACGCGCATTGCGAATATACGGTCTATACATTTTGCGTATATAAGGAGTAAATTGTTCTTTTTCAGAGACGCATGTATTGTATATAGACATGGCAATCACAAACAGTAAAAGCAGTGCCATAAGTAACTTTTTGTTCATATTCATATTGTGTATTATATTATAATTATACACAATATAAAGAAAATCCATCATTTTATAATTGTTTTATTTTGTTTTTGTTTTTATTTCCTTCTTACTATAGATTTATTATTGTTATTATTATTATATTGAAGAAAAAGGGTCAGAAAAAGCAGCGCTTTCATATGGTTGCACATTTGCCGATTCGCGCATAGAGTCGTATATAGGAATAGAATTGGAATTGTGACCTCTTTGGATCATTCGCTCTTTACCAGGCATATCAAAACCTTCGCTCTTTTTTTTCGTGGATGGACTGGTTGTTACGTCTGCGGTGGCGGACATTGTTGGCATAGTATTAGTAGTAGTAGTAGTATTAGTAGTAGTATTAGTAGTAGTAGTAGTAGGAGCTGGCGTCTTCATTCCTTCTAAATATGCAGAGTGGCTATTGCTAAAAATAACAATAACAATTAAAACAAATACTACTCCTAAAATTTTGTGAATGCAACTAAGAAACAATATAATAGAAATTAAAATAGCTCTTCCTAAAGGAGTGTTTATTAAATAATTAAAGAATTTAGCGTGACTTATCAAAACCACTAAAAAAAGTAACAAAATAGCGCCCATATTGTTTTTGTCAAGCATCTTAACGTTCATATATATAGACTATTGAAAATTTTAAATGGAATAAAATATAATTATTTTATCAAAGAATCCAAAACTAACCTAAAGTATTTATTGATATGTAAAACAATTTCAGTCTATTTGACAAATTTTATTATCTTAATTTTTATTAAGAATGTCTTTCGCATTATTTGCAGCCCCATTTAATGAAAATCAGGAAGGTATGGAAAACAATCTAATAAATAAAAAAAAACAGACGCATAACAAAACCCAAAAGGCCATGCCAAAAGACATGTTCAATACGGAAAAAGTGAATTCGGTATTGGAAAAAATACACAACGATTCTCATCAGGATGATGAAAATGACAATCATCTAGGCGATTTTAATCCGCCACCAAAACCCGAATCAGTAGGTGTAGAAAGAACTACGAATACAAAGGAAAACATGATGAATATGACAAATGAGCAGAACAATGGAATGTTTAGAGCTTTGGGACGAGCGCCTCAACCGAACAACAATGGATCCGATAACTTGGATTTAAACAATTACACGAGCAATTATGGCGACGCAAAAAGTGCCGAAGAATATTACAAGAAAATGATGTCGACTTTTTCGCCTAATCAACAAACACAAAACCGATCTTATTACAACAATCATGCGACAAACGATAATACGAGTCAAGACGTTCTTATGCAAAAAATAAATTACATGATCAATTTATTAGAAGAGCAACAAGACGAAAAAACAAACAATGTGACGGAAGAAGTGATATTATATTCTTTTTTAGGCATATTTATAATTTTTATAGTAGATTCTTTTGCCAAAGTAGGCAAATATGTGCGATAAGCTAAGCTTTCATTTTTATAAAAAAATAAAATAAAAAATGCGACATTATATATATGAGCGACAAAATATCCGAAATTACCGCCTCTTCGTTTCAAACTACAACCGATTCGGAGGTGAGTAGACGTCGGTTTAATTCTGGTGATAATCCTTGGCATGAAGGCGACGAAAATGTGATAGACACCGAGGAAGAACCAGTTCGCCGACGCAGGTTGCTTCATTTGCCTGCAACAATCGGTTCGCATGGACTTGTTTCACATGCACATCCCGTAATGAACAAAATCGGTGAAACCGCGTTATTAACAAGAGAACCTCCGTCATCTGTTCATAACAAAGGCAATAAAACAAATAAAAAAGAAAAGGCGAAAAAGGCGAAAAAAACGGTAAAGTATGCGGACTTTGCTGAAAAAAACAAATCTGTTTTTGCAACGGCGAAGAAGGGAGGGAGAAGAAGAAGAACAAGAACAAAAAGGACAAGAACAAAAAGGACAAGAACAAAAAGGACAAAAAAGATAAGAAGGACAAGAACACTTGTAAGAAGATAAAGAACTTATTAAAGAAAAATAATATATAAACTGATTTAAATAAAGCTTATTATAATGTCTATATAGCACTTGATAATAAGACATGGCAAGATATTTGGTTATTCACAACAAACACGATGGTTGTTATGATTTAAAGTGTTTTGAAGATTTTGAAAATAGGCGGAGATTGACATCTATCACTATCAATCCGCCAAAGGTCTATATGTTTTCTAGCAAGGAACAAGCACAAGACTTTTTCAATGATTACATTAATGAAGTGGATTGTGTGGATCCGAATTGCAAAGATGGCGAGGAAGTGGAGCATGTAGATTTTTGCACATGCGGCATCGTCGAGATGGATGACGAGGGTGAAAATCCAGTCTTGTTTTACAACAAACGCAATCAAATTTTCTTTTTGGAGGTCGGTGGCCAAGTATGTCTTCCGCCGCAGAGTACCAAGAACAATATCGAGGACATGAATCTAACGAATCGACTCATTCGGCGCTGCAGGAAGTTGGATGATGAACAGAAGCAAAAGTATATTGAGCTGGGGAAGTCGTGCGAGGACAGTTTGAAAGAATCTTTGGCAAAGGCGGCAGCAGAGGCTGCTGGCGCGGCAAAAAGTTCGGATAAGTAAATATTTTAGAAAATTTATAGTATTTAATAATTGTATAATATGTCTTTCTTACAGGGTTTGCAACAGTCGAAAGAACTGAATTACCCTTCTATTTCACCTTTAAACAATTATACAAATATATTACTTATTGACAAAGGTGTTGCAAACTACCAACAGTTTGTGAATTCGGCGAATTCCTCAACATTTCCAATTGTGTATTCAGTGTCATCTTTAAAAACAGACCTTTTATCCTTATTACGCACAAATTTCACTACTATTTCCAGAATTGGAGTTGTATTTACTTCTTCTTTAGACAAATCAAAAACTTTTTTCGATTTAAAACCGATTTTTACAAAAAATGAAACAGAACCTTACAGCGAAAATGTTACATTTTTAATCGATGTGATTAAGGAATTCCATACCACGAATATCGATTTTCTAGCTTGCAACACATTAAACTATTCAAATTGGGTAAATTATTATGATATATTAAGTAAAAATACGGGCGTTATTGTAGGCGCGTCAAATGATAAAACCGGCAATATTAAATATGGAGGTGATTGGGTCTTGGAATCTACTAGTCAAAATATAGAATCTATTTATTTTACACAAAGTATTGAATATTATACTTATTTATTGGATAATGCTGTTCTGTTGCAAAATTTTAGAGTTGATTATGAAAGTAACGTATATGTTTTATTAACAATTGATGTGAATAATTTTTACTCATATGATGGGTTCCCTGATGCTGTGCCCCCCACCTTGGTTATATAATTTTCAATTGTATTATAGCGGAGCTCTTCAATACACATTGACAGATTTAAACGGTGTAGTTTTTCGATCTAACAATAATTATCCGTTTAATGACCCCACAAATCTTTCTTCAAACCCAGGAATTGCATTTTGGACAATTGACAGTAATATATCAGCGGGCGGCTACAATTTAATGAGCATATCAAGTTTGGGTTTAAATATTGCTGTTTCAAATGTAACCTTTAACATTCCATGTTTCAAAGAAGGCAGTAAAATACTCACTGACAAAGGTTATAAACTTGTAGAACACTTGAAAAAAGGCGATCTTGTGAAAACATTATTGCATGACTATAAACCTATTTCTCTCATTGGAAAGAAAGAAATTTACCATCCGGCTTCTAACAATCGTATAAAAGAACAGTTATATCAATGTTCTTCTAATAAATATCCGGAATTATTTGAACCGTTGGTTTTAACTGGCGCACATTCTATCCTTGTTGACAATTTTGCCAATCAACAGCAAAGAGAGAAAGTTGTAGAAACTCTTGGTGAAATTTATGTAACGGATGGTAAATACCGATTGCCAGCGTGTGTAGATGGAAGAGCCTGTGTTTTCTTAAAAGAAGGCACTTATACAATTTATCATTTGGCTCTAGAGAACGATAATTATTTTTACAACTACGGCATTTATGCCAATGGACTTTTAGTGGAATCTTGTTCCAAAAGATATTTGAAGGAGCTTTCCAATATGGAACTCATTGAATAAATAATCCGCCTTTCTAATTCAAAATAAACACTTTTTTCGCTTGAAAAGTAGAACAAATATAATTGTAAAAAAAATAAGCAGTCGGGCTTGTAATAAGAGGCTTCGTTTTCTGTTTAATATTATCTATAATTACGTCGTTGTGCGATATATTTTCTATGGCGGCAAAGCCGAAATGATTCTTTGCCGCTATATCCCAAAAACTTATTTTAAATCCTTGTATAAAAATCTCTGTATCATCGCATCGGTTCATCGACCCAATACATGTGAGAACTTCCAAACCCTTTTCTACAAAGACGCATGTTTTTCTATAAAAATAAGCTGCAATAATTTCTCCTTTGTATTGAAGAGCGCTTATAAAAATATTCTTGGTCTTGATTAGCTCAATGATATTTGCCGGCTCACTCAAAATCGTAACATCAAACAAATCGCTATTTGATTTCATAAAATCATGCAACAAATGATAAGTTATATCGCTTACGTTTGACCATTGGTAAGCCGCATGCAAAGAGGGTGGTTTGGACCACTTGGCAACGGAGAAGCCAAACGTATTGTAAAAACACAAAGGAACGATCCCAGTGAGTTCTTCTTCTCTCTTGAAGAGAGAAACTAAGATGTTTTTGTTCAAGTGTCGTTGGTTGTAATGGTGTGTTTGGATCATTTGAGGAGCTATTCCTTTTTTCCTATGCGCCTTGTCCACACACAAATAATCTACGTAATAAGCGTCAAACGTTGTAAAATTGCTGTCTTTTTTATTATTATTATTATTATTATTATTATTATTATTATTATTATTATTATTATTATTATTATTATTATTATTATTATTTATAGTAATGTGCATGGGTCGTCCCGTTATGACACTAATCATTTTTTTGTCTGAAATCGGAACCATCTTTGCAACATCATGCACCAATACGTCTTCGTAATAAAAAGTGACGAATGATTTGCTGTTGTGCCCTACAAAGTAAGGCAACACATTTTCTTCTTTGGGCAAGAATACATTTTCCTTGTTCTTCAAATAATGAAGACGAATCAAATCTATCCATCTCTTGATTGTTAGTTTTTTATTACGAGTAATCAGTTCAGTAAAGACATTTGTCTCTATGTTTTTAAAATTCGTATATTTGTTTTTTTCGGGAAGGTTTTCTTGTATGACCCTGTTTTTGCAAAACATGTAGTGAAAATCGTATCCATGAAATACTGGTTGCACAGCCCAAAAGCCATATTTGACACGGATATACAACGTAAATAGCATTAAGCATAATAATAAAAAAAAGAATATATAGACAATAGGAACCATACTATTCTTTCTCTCTTTAAAAAATAATTAAGACAAACTTATTTTTTACTTTCAACATAAGTGCCAAAAAGCTTATCCCAAATAATAAACCGTTTGCTGTAATTGCATGTAAGCAATGTGTGATGTAAATCGTGGTCTTCTGTTAGTAATCCAATATTAAACATTTTTGGCAGCCACATACACTGAACAAATGCACCTGATTTTGTTTGTTTGCCGCAATGACCTACTATTTCACTAAATGATCTATAATTTAGAATTAAAGTATATTGAAAAAAAGACATTTTAAAAAATATAGATTGTAAAATAAACATTGCGATTACTTCTGAAAATTGCGTAGTTAAAATCATATCTAACGGATCTTGCCAAAATGTCATAATACTAGTTAAGTGATGGTTCTTATGATGTTGTTTATGTATATGTTGATATAAAAATTTGTTTGTGTGATTGATGCGATGAGTCCAATAATAAAAAAAATCAAATATAATTTCATATGCAAATGAAATAGGTATAAATGTAATTATGTCAAATAAATATGTATCATTTTTTATCAAGTAGTGTGTGTAAATTAAATGAGTTTGAATAGTAATCATAACATTTGTTTTAAGTAACTCCAAATGATCTTCTAATGTATGAGTAGTTTTATGTTGTGCAGAACTGTCACCTGTAATGGGTTTGGGGGTTTTAATAAACGGTTTATTTTTAGTTATGTAATCGATTGCATACACCATAATATAACTACGAAATACATTATTAAAATAGGACAAATAATAATATTTTTTGAAAAATATATAGTTGATACAAGATACAAAAAATATAAATCCATTTATTAAAAAATAACTATATAATGATTTTTTTGAAATGAATCGAGACATATAT